GGTTGTATATCAGGATCCACTACAATAGCAGGCGTATAATCTCGATCGGTTATATAAGGAGTTGGGTCTACTCGACTTCAGTTTACCTTTAATCCAAAGTGCAAATGAACTGCTGTACTATTTCAACTACTTCACATCATACCTATTTGTTCATTTACAATAATAGGGTCTCATGATTTAACACTTATACTATCTAAGTGCGCATAGTAAGTGCTATATCCAACTCACTCTACTACTACATAGTTACCAAATCAGTTTTTATCACTTAACACTTTAGCTATTCAATCGTGACTTGCGTATACTGGTATGCTTTGTCATGCTTTTGGTCACGCATAATCTAATCACATATGATAAGGTCGTCATTTTACTATATCTCAGTACATCCACTTTCAGTTTACTTTAAAGTTAGCTCACCACTTTTGTGTAAGCCTCCAATCTTTTGTTCTTTCTCATGCTACTGGTCTAAATAACTTATCCAACATCTTGAATATTGTTTATATCATGTAAAGATGGCTTACTGTCGTCTACTTTTTCGCTCTCAGGCTCATTGGATTTACTGTCAGGTAGTATGTTCATCTGACGTTGCATATATGCCCCTACGAATCAACTAACAATGGTATTAAACAAGTCTAATACTTCTCTTGTCAGATAAAAGTAATATAATTGCATAACCACAATAGTGATTACTACAATAAATACAATTTGACTAGTCATAGAGTTTTTGTAGCTAGGCATATTGCTTTCGATAGTTATAAAGATTAGGAAACGTCTCTTTATTTGCGTATGCTTTTACTGACTCCTCATAGTGTCTGAATAATATCTTTTCAGGTATTTTATTATGTATAGCACATACCATATTATCTATAGTCCAATAAAAGTCATTAATGTGCACTGGTCACATTCAGATATTAAGATCTCCTATTATATAATAATCTGCTCTACTTCAATCATCAAAAGTAAAGTAAGCATCAATAAAGAGGCTTATAATATTATCTATAGATTTTACATAATCCATTATTGGGTCTACTTTATTCATCAGTTTGGGATAGTATCAGGTAAAACAGGACAATTGCATAATACAGTATATTCACAAACAACCTTAGATGGTGCTTGCGACTGTTGATAATAACACAATAACCATCATAGAATAAACGCTAGAGTAGTTGGTACTATAACTTGTCGTAAAAGCCTCTGAAAGTCTTTAAATGTGTTATTTCAATCTATGAAAACAGCCATAAGAAAAAACAAGAAAGTATAAATAGTATTATTATGTTTCTTAATTCTTTATCCATAAAATACAAGATATAAAAAAGAGCTATTTTTTCCGCTCTTTTACTAACTCTATGGCTCGCTTATACGATAATCACAATAAGGATATACTTATGAATCAGAATATTCAATATACAATCATAGGTATAGAACGGTCTAATATTAAACTTTCATACGCCAAGAAACCTAAGCCATAAGCAAATGTTAATCCTATAATAAATTTAACTATTTGAAATACCATGATTTAGCGGAATATTCTATTATAAACCCAATGAGCCATATTTGTAACAATATGATCAGTATACTCTAATGTTGTTAATCATACGATAGCCCCTATTATATAGCTAATTATACAAACTTCATTATACATTCTATATAAATTATTTTTTAAATCAAAATCGTGTCAATAGTCAAGATATGAATCATAGTTTAAAAAACATGATTATTAGTTCTCCCATGGTGGTGTTTTTGCTAATAAATAGCCTCCGTAACCTGCGGAGATTAATTATTATTCTATTATTATCTCCTCATTTATTCAATTACTCACTAGATATTCGTTAGCTCTTATCTTTGCTTCTTCTAGCGTGGAACAAGATAATTCCCATTTTTCTAGGTTTATTGTGTTTCATTCCTCATCGAGTCAGGTAGTTATGTGCAATACCTTAAATCAATTATCTATTTCAGTTATGGTCATTATTATTGGATATAAATAAATGCATTTAGATTAAAAGTAGGGTTAGTTGCCCGTGTAGCTCATACAAATTGTATATTAATATAATCTGCTGTTGTAAGGTTTATATTTAGTCAGGTTATAGTATAATTAGTATTAGATGTATTATTTTTTATAGAACTACTCAATAATGTCTCAGTAGCTGCTCAATTCTTATTAATATATACCGATGAGCTTTCATTAGATCATAATACAGTATTAACAAAACTAAGTGTTATTTCTGTTATACGTCATGCTATTCACGGATAAACTCTACATTGAGAACTGGCAGTATTTCCGTTTCACGACCAAAAACAGGTAGAAGCAGCATCTACTGCAGCGGTTGTGAGATTCCTGACAATAAGAGTATATCACTTTTTGGCCATTAGTACGTTACTGTTATATTAAATGTCATTGTTTGATTTATTGGATTTGTTACTCGTGCCGGCGCAGTATACGTCCGACAAAGATAGTCTCCTTCCGTTACGGATAGACTAATATCTGTTTTTGTGTATACTGTAGATATTGCATCAAAAGTAGCAGTGGTAGTAATACTTGTATTTGAGGTATTATTTAACCTCAAAGCTATAGTAAACTGTTCACTGGTAGATACAGTAGGAGATCTGATATATAATGTTGCTCCTGTTACTGTACCTGTTTTAGGTATATATATTCTTGCTTGTGCTGCAGTTGTTCAGAAGTTAGAATCATCAAAGTAATAAGCTGTTGAGTCTGCAGGATTAGTACACACACAAGTACCTATAATCTCATAAGTTCAATGAGGCGATGCAGGAGAGCTTTCTAATCGACACACTGCGTTCATTCATACACTTGTAGGATTAGTAGCCCACGCAGGAGTAACCCACTTAATACAAAAATAATCCCCCTTGTTTAATGGTATAGACAAAGAAGTATTATTTGCAGTGTTTATACTAGCTGTACTATCTATCCATGTAGATGTTACTGTATATGAAGTAGTACCATTAACTAATATAGAGATTGTTGATTGTTCAGAAGATCAGGCAGTATGCTTAGATGAAAGAAATATCTTTTTTAATATACATTTCTTTTGAACATATATCCTAGCATCACTAGCTCCTATGTTACTAAATATACCTTGTCACAAATAGTACGTTGTAGAGTCTGCTGGGTTTAATACTGTTCAATGAGTAGCTTGAAGTGTAAAACTTTCATTCATTAAAGCTCAGCTTCCTCAGCCTCATAGGTTTGATAGGTTTGATAGGTTTGATAGGTGTCTTATTCCTCACATTATGTATATATTACTGATAGAGTACAAGCAGTTGTTGAAAAAAATGATACATGACTTAGGTTGTGTGCTACTGCAAATTCAGCAAGACTCTTACACTCAGACAGCTTTTGGTCATATGCTGTTGCACTTGCATCTAAACCTGTAGCAAGCCCAAAACTCCACCTAATATAAATAGGGGTTACAGGTACCACATCTGGTATAATTTCAATCTTATTAGTTCAAGAAGGTATGGCTGCTGTATTGGCTGTAGATGCACTAACTGATACTGTAGGGTCAGCATTATTAGAAGCTACAGTAATGTTTATTGGTATTACTGAATCAAATTTAAGAGGTATTAACTCTGCTAGAAAGTTAGACATTGTATATTATTGAATTATAAATAGTTTACTAAATCTTTAACTGTTTCGAGAATATCGCATCAAACAAAAATAACTTCAAATCTATCAATAAATTCAGTTCATTTCCCTTTCATAAACTCATTCCTTTCCTCCTCCGTCTTTCATTCTTCTACCATCTTTTCTAATATCTTTTGGTGTTCTTCTAGTTGCTCTATTACCTTTTCTTTATTTACATGGTCTACATAAAACTTCTCTCAGTCGAACTGATATGAGTCTTCATGTCATGACATCGAAATAACATATTTCTCCAAATCATATCAATCTGTATTAGGAGTGTTTATAAGAGTAATAACAGGTACATTCTCTAAGTATATAACCTGCTTCTTTACTCACTTGCTTACTATTTCTTTCATAGTATATATAAGATATAAATTCTTATTCGTGGCAGGTACCTCTAACAACCACGAATAAGAAGGTGGTTGCCCACCTATCTTACTAGAATGTACTAGATCTAACTTCAACCTTAACAGCTCTATTAGCATTATCTAAGAATGTCTTAACTCCATAAAGCATACCGTTCTTAATATAATCTGCGAATTGCAAAGGTACTCTAGTGACTTCAATAGTTGGTTTCTTTTGCATAATAAGAGATGTCATTTTACCTCTTACTCCAAAGTAGTTCAACTGCTTTTGTAATGCAGAAGTCCAAGTATCTCCACCAGCAGTCAATGACTTAGATACAGTCAATACTCCTGCTCCTTTGTAAGTTACAAGAAGTGTATTTGCTGTATTATCATTAACAGCTGTTAACCTTGCCCTAAACTTATCAGAATTAGCAGTAGATAGAGCCACTCCTGTTGAAGTAGTAGTTTGAGGGGCGTTCAAGAGTGTTTCAATATTCGCTCTTGTTGCATCCGCATCAGCACCAATTAATACATTACCAGCAGTCGCACCAATAGGGGATACGAAAGTTAATGTAACTCCTTGAATAGTTATGGTATCATTAGCAGTAGGATTAGTTGCTAGTCCAAGTGTTGCTCTACCAGTAAGATTATTAGATACATATAAATTAATACCATTAAGCTTTCCTAGAAAACCGTTTTCACTAGCTTTATCTCCAAGTGGTGTATATTTAGCAGCGTAGTATTGAGTAACAAACTCTCATACTTCTGGCGATATAATACCAACCAAATCTGTTTCATAAACATTTAGTTTTACTAACGTCTTAGTAACAGCAGTGAGTATTGATAAGATATTACTTGTAGATACAGCAATACCATTACCAGAAGTACCACCAATAGTACCGTCATCAACAGTAGATGTAGCATTGACTACTTCACCTAGTACGTCAGCATCAATCTGCGTTTGCATAATCACTCCGAATTGTTCGCCATAAGTCATTGCTAGACCATAAGCAGATTGCAATTCATCATAATCGTGTACAGTAAATGCTTTTGTAAACTCTCTATTGACAGTAAGTGTCTCAGTAGTATCTGAAATATCAGTTACTGACATATCGCTACCTCTTGTAGTAATAGAGGGTACATCTGTAGCAGCTATGTTTGAGTAGTTTCTCTTGTAAGTTTTACCATAAGATAAAGCACTTTGGAATTGTGTATCAGCTACAATACTATAGACTGATTTCTTCAAGAATACATCTTGTTGTTTTCTTGCCCAAATATCGGCAAAATTAAATGAATTAGCCATTTTTTAATAAATTTAGAAGTAAATTAACTTCTAAGAACTGGCTGTTCAGAGTACATACCGTTTCACATCTCTCTTTTTTGGAATGCTTGCCATTCTTCATCTGTTAAGTCAAACACTCATTTGTCTTTTTCTTCTACAGTGTTGTTTCATGGCATTACTCTTCATTTAGCTTTAGCTAACTTATCAGAAGTAGAGAGACCATACTTTGTAATAACATCTTCATAAGCCAAATTCTCATTAGTTGAAGCAGTTTTGATAAAGTCTGCAAACTTGTTTAACTCAGGGTTACTTGATAAGATACTTTCTAGCTTGTTTCTAGCCTCTAACTCATCCTGTGTCATGAATCACATTTGTTTTAGATAGGCTTTTACAGCTTCTGGGTCATCTTGTCTCGCTGTTTCCTGTTGTGATACCTGACTAGACTCATAAGACCTCTGTTGTTGTAACTCATAAGACCTCTGTTGTTGTAGTTTTGTTAGTTCTGCCTTAGTGTCCTTAAACATCTTTTCATAATCAGGCTTGTTTTGTTCCTGTGTTTGCTGTCAGTCGGTTGCAGTCTGAACATCTAGTTCAGTAATTGGCTCGATAGTTGACATTGAGTCTAGTTTTAATACTAAATCAGCACTTAGGCTGTCATCGTCTCAAGCCACGTCAAGAAGTCTATATGACTACAGTACTTAGCTTGCCAGTAAGCAAGTTCTTTATCAGATAGTTTATAATCTGATAGCTTTTCCATAGCCTGTTGAATCTCCAATTCATGGTACTGTACGATTTGTATATATCATGCCTCCTGTCTAATAGCTTGCAATCATAGTTTAGTTGCTTCATAGTCTTGTCACGCATTATCTGGTTTACTTAGCAGAATAAAGCGCCTGCGGACATTCTTAAGCACTTGTAATAGGTTGAGCATTAGGCACTTGGTTAGATAAATTTGTTTCTTGGCTCATAGGAGCCATTGGCATTTGTTGAATAAATAGTTTATTTGTATCTATTCACTCAAATGTTGTCATCACTTTCTCAAATAAATACTTCATATCTATTGGTACTCATGCTTTCATTGCTTGTAGTCATAGATTGAATTGCGCTAGAGCATCATTTCTTCTGTTCTCTAGGCTGTCAAATGCTGAACTTCAAGCCTCTATTCTTATATTATACTTTGATAGAGCGTTTTTAAATGCCTCCTTGTTTACATCTCGATATCAATCTCAGTCTCTCCTTGGTACTTTTATATTATCTTCCATATTATCATAGACAGACTGTATCATCTTATATCCTAGTCTGCTTATCATATCTTCAAACTCTTTTCTTGTGTCTCCTGTTACTGCATTACTCTCAAACTCTTTAATTTTTGCTCCTGTAGCCGTATTGGTTAATGAATTTTGATTTATTGGATTGGCTGTATCTATTGTAAATGTGCTAGCTTGTATTTGTCTTTCTAAGTCATTACTATTATTCCAGTATCAGGGCTGTAAGTCTCTAAATGGGTATTGTACTATGTTAGCTAGAGCATCTTGTCATCACTTACTAGTTACTATTATCTGTCATGGCTTAGGATTTACTAATGTTCTCGGATCAACGCCACTATTCGGGCTATATATTACAACAGGATAAAGAGCTTTATTCATATAGTCTTGAGCTGTTATCTTTTGATGATTTAGCTCATTTTGTAATCAAATAATTGATTGTAGATACCCCTTTGCAAAGTAGCTCTCAGTGTCTATAAATACTCTAAAGTCTTCAAATGGCAGAAAGCTTATCTCTTGGGCAAATACTACAATTAAATCATTTACTACCCGAAACTCGTATAACCTTTCGTCCTTCTGACTTTCATCATCTGATAGGTTAAAGTATCAGTAAAATTTCTTTACTTGTAATGTGCTTGGTTTAATAGCATTATTAGCCACATCTATTACATTAACTCACAAAGTAGCTAACATTCTCTTTTTATAGTCATCCTCTGATTCTCATTCTTTCATTACACATTCTATAAGCTTATCGGTATTGATAAACTTACTATCTTGTTGCGTAAAGAATGATAGTCTGACTTTGCTTGCTAACTCTATCACTGCCGGCATATCTTCAAGTCTCAAGTAGCTAGGGTCATAATACATATCAGGCCGACCCTTATATTCCAAACAAGGATATTCCTCAATTACATCCTCTTTTATTACACTGCTAGTCGTTTCTATGTGATTTCCGAACTCATCATATTCTATTGCTCCTGCTTTTTCTTTGTTCCTATCTATCTTGTACTTATATCCTACTTTAGCGAATGAGTTACCATATCTTATGCCTCATTTACATATCAATTTTAATACCTCTCTAATATCTTGTTTCTTATATTGTTCTTCCAGATAATCTCTTACCATATCAGCCATATCAGAAGTATCTATTCAAGGCTGCATATTATAAGTAGGCTTGAAAGTGACTATCCGATTAGGGCTTGTACCAAATACTTTTGGGGTTACCTTGTTCTCTATTTCAAACGCTTTATTAACTAGATACTCATATACTACACTATCGTTATCATTTGCACCGTTAAACTTCTTTGGATCCTTTCATTTAGACCTTCTAAACCCGTTTACTGCTTTGTAAACATCATACATTTCAGAACGGTATGTAGACATTTTGTCTTTGTAATTGACAAAAATGCTTCTTACGTGTTCAACTACTTTGTTTTGCTGTCCTTGTGTTAGATTCATTAAGTAATATAAGGGATTCAATATTCATCGTATCTTATTTCTATATTTAGGCTTTTGGATCAGTTATTAGGTTGCAGTTCATACATATTATACAGCATTTGGAGGCTGTCTATTATATCATCATGTTTTCATCTTGGGAATCTCTTTAGTTCTAGTTCCAGCTCATCCATTCCATACTTATGGAATATCAGTCAGTTTCTATATAAGCTTATTAGCTTTCTAATTTTACTTAGTTTATCTCCGCTTTGTGTTATTTCTTCTATTGTAGTGTATAGTCTTTGTTTAGTAAGCTCTTGTTTCAGAAAGGTAACTATCATTGACTGCGCTTGGAATGCTTCAATTCATACTTTCTCAGGGCTTCGTTTTTTAATGTGATAGATTATCTTATCTTGCATTACATCAGCTGTCATTCTTCCTGCTGTTATCTCTAGTATATACAACCTATTTTCTATGAATCATCATGTTATAATACTTGTTTGGTCATTCTCTTGCCCTTGCTTAAATGCTGGGTCTACTGCTGTGAATATTCTTAATCATGCTGGCGTTGGAATACTATCTGTTCAATGATATTTGTACCGTTCTTCGTGAAACTCTTGAGTTTCTTTATTTGTTGGTTCTTGTTGATACTGGCTAGAGAATACTATTCATCAATCAGTATCTTGAGACTTCCTC